GGGCGGTATAACCTTCGAAAGTGCTGCGGGAAAACCCGCGAGGCAGGGACGCCGTATTGCTCGGGGCATCTCACCGCGTATCAAAATCCGGGCGTCAGGAAATCACATGGCTAAATCAGCGAAAACCGTCGAGGTCGAAATCACCAAGCGGGATGCGGAGGCGTTCGTCGGCGGCATCCTCGCGCACTTCGAAAACATCGAGAGCGCGAAGGGCACCTACATGCAGGCGGCTCGCTCTGAGCGCGAGGGCATGCAGGCAATCTATGAGGGGCTGGCGGCGAAGGGCATTCCTCAGAAAGTCGCCAAGCTGGAAATCCAGATTGTCAGGACCATCGAGCGGCTGAAGGGGTTGTACTCCGACCTCGAAGCCGAGGACCAGAAGATGCTCGACAAGCTGGCGCGCGCTCAGGCTGACGCGGAGCAGATGAGCCTGTTCGGCATCGACGCGCTGCCGAAGAAGAAGCGGGAGCCGAAGGCGAAGGTGACGAAGCTATCGGTCGTGCCCAACGGCAACGGTGAGCATGCGTCAGACGAACTCGCAGCCGAGGGTGCAGCGTAGCTGGGAGCGGCGGCTGTCTCAGGAGGCAGTCGCCACCCTCATTTTCAACCGGGAGAAATTAACATGGCTGAGAAAAAGATGGGTCCGCGCGAGGCTGAGCTTCGGGCGATGCGTGAGAAGCGCGAGGATGAGCGGGTCAGGGATAACAAGGCGAAGATTGACCGGACGACGAAGTTCAAGACGAAGGGCATCGGCAAGAAGGTCCTGAGCCTCAAGGGTAGCAAGGGGAGAGGCGGATGATCATTACGCTGTCAGACTACTGGCGTGAGAAGGCTATCGAGGTCGGCAAGCAGCGTCAGGCGTCTGCGATTGCGCGCAACGCCGTTCGCTATGGCGTCGGTGAGAACCTTGAGAGCTATCACATCAGCGGAGCGAATGGAGAGGCTGGGGTCGCGAAGCACTTCCGGCTGCCGTGGGACTACACGAAGATTGGCGGCATCGACGTTGGCGGGCTGATTGAAGTGCGCTCGCGGCCAATCGGCAATGACCTCCCCTTTCGCCCCAAGGACCATCCCAAGCGCGCGCTGCCGTATGTCTTGGTCTGGATGAAGCCTGACTACAGCAGCATGGAGTTGAAGGGCTGGCTCTACGGTCATGAGTGCATGCACGAAGATGGCAGCGAGCTTCACAAGCAGCGTTGGAATGCGAAGTCTGGGTGCTGGTACAACCCGCCACCCTATCGCCCGCTCGATGAGTTGATGGCTCTCGTAGACGCTCAGCGAGACAAGGTGGCGTGACGCAACTCTGAGCGCAGAACTCCGCTGCGCTCCATGATGCGACACCCGCATCTCTTGAGGAGACTACCGCGATGAAGAAGTTTCTACTTTCCTGCGTTGCACTGGCCGCACTGACCATGCCTGCCAGCGCGTCCATTACTTTCGAGAGCAATCTGAGCGGCACCGGCGACAACGTCATTTTCAACTCGCTGAGCGGCAATGTCGCGCTGGGTAGTTTGAACGGCCAGCATCAGGGCATCATCGAGTTCAGGGCGCTCGATGTGAATACCTTCCAAGCCGCATCGAACGGGAACGACATCAAGATCAACGGCACGAACAATCTCCAGATTGAAGCGCATGACCAGACTAACTCGTTTCTGATCGGCACCACCACGCAGGTTTTCTCCGTGACCGGCGATGGCAACCTGTTCGCGTTCGTGCGTGCCGTCGATAAGTTCGGAGTTGAGGAGCCTCTCTTCAGCTTCGACCTTGGCGCGCTCAAGAACGGGCAGAACGGCTTCACGTTCAGAGCCAGCGACGGTGAGGTCATGACGCGCCTGACCCTGCTGGATCAGGGCGGCACGATCACGAACTTCGAGCATTACCGGCTCGACGTTGGCGTGGTGCCGCTGGCTGCGGTGCCTGAGGCATCGACGTGGGCGATGATGCTGCTGGGCTTCGTTGGCGTGGGCACGATTGCCTATCGCAAGCGCCGCAAGGAGGGTCACGCTTTCCGCGTTGCCTGATTGGCTCCCAACAATGGTGGCGGCGGCACTCGCCGCCTTCATCGTTGGATGGATTGCTGGCTACCTCTATGACGAATGGAGAAACCGATGAGTGACGTAGGCTATCGCATCGCTGGGATCACGGTCCCCGGCGTGTGCAAGGCGATGGGCGTCGAGCCGACCAAGGACATGATGTGGTCGGTCGGCTTGGTCATCGTCAACAAGTTCAAGCAGACCTACGGCGCGCTGCCGCCGAAGGACTTGCGGCAGAAAACCTATACCGAAGGCGTGCATTGCTTCGCAATCTATCCTGAGCATATGCGCGAGGTGATCGAGAGTGCGATCAGAACGTACGGCGGTGAGAAGGCGAGACAGGGCGACCTTTTCACATGACCTTCAGCGGCAACGTCCTCGCGCTCGACATCGCAACGGTGACCGGATGGGCTTATGGCTCACCCGGCTCCGTCCCGACCTTCGGCAGCATCAGGTTCGGCAAGCCGGGAGGCTCACGCGCTGCTGCGTATCGCGCGTTCAGCAAGTGGCTGGAGAAGGAGTGGAATGTTCGTGACGCGCAGCCCGACCTGATCGTCTACGAAAGCCCTGCGGTGCCGTCGATCATGAGCGGCAAGACCAACATCGACACCATCCGATTGCTGATCGGGCTGGTCGAATATCTCGAAGGCTGGTGCTACGAGAACTTCGAGCTGCGCGAGGCAACGGTGAGCCAAGTGCGCGCGCACTTTCTCGGTCGCAACATGAAATCAGCAATCGCCAAGCCGATGACGATGGCGCGCTGCGTTGAACTGGGATGGAAGGTGACGAACACCGATGAGGCTGACGCATGCGCGCTGTGGGACTACCAGTGCCGCTTCCTGCGTCCTGACCTCGCGAGCAAGACCGCGCCGATATTCTCCAAGGCGCTGATCAGGTGAATAGCGGGGACTTGTCCCTCAGGACAGCTTGACCCTCCCATTGTGATTTGCGGGCTGAGCGCACGCTACATGTAGTAGCGGGAAAAAATTGATCGCGAAATGTGGAGAGTGGGCTTGCCAACTCACCCTGAGTTGGATCAGGCTGACCGAAGTGCGAAGGGGTGAGTCCCGCGAAAGACCCACCCCTTCTAATCAGAGCCTTGATGCAACAAGGGCTGATGCGCTGCCGGAAAACTACTCTGTTCCGCAGCCTCCATCAATCCCCGACCTTCGTCAAGCGTTCCTGAGCGACGGGATGTCCGCGCGCTGATCAGGCGTGTCCACTCCGACTACCCCCTGAACTCGACCAACGCCCTCGCGGGCGAACGCGGACCCATGTCCAAATTCCATCGGGTCACAGCGTCGTAATAAGTAGTAGTTCAGGAAAGGTAAGTGGTTGTTTTCTAAGACCTTCCCTTTCCTGATCTACCACTTGAGAGACTGAGAGACTGGTGGTTGCGCGCGCGAGGCGTGCAGTCAGAACGGGTGAGGCGGTGAGATGGCAAGCGAGGCGACTGACAGAACCTACCGGGCGGCTCAGGGTCGCTGGAAAGAAATTCTGGAGACGCTGTGCGTCCCGCCCAAAGTCTTGGACGGGAAACACCACCCCTGCCCGATGTGCGGCGGCAAGGACCGCTTCCGGTTCACCGACCGCAGCGGCGAGGGCGACTACTTCTGCTCAGGATGCGGAGCCGGGAAGGGGATGCTGCTGCTCATGGGCATGACCGGCTGGGACTTCAGGCGCGCCGCAACCGCCGTGGACGGAGTTGTTGGCAACCTACCGAGTACAAAACCAGCACGAACAGGGGGTGCCGTTCCGGCAAGCATCTCTGACCTCAGGCGTCTATGGGCGCGCGGAGTTTTCCTTGGGGACAATTCCGTGGCTGACCGCTACCTCGCCTCGCGCGGGATCAAGCCGGTTCGTCACGCGGCGCTGAAGTGGGTCGCTTCGCTGAACCACGCGCCGACGAAAACAATGATGCCAGCGTTGCTCGCGCAGTTCTCTGACGCTGACGGCAAGCCGAAGCAAATCCACCGGACCTACCTGACCGACGAGGGGCGCAAGGCTCCGGTCGAGCCGTGCCGGATGTTCATGCCGGGACCGATGCCGAAGGGCGGGGCAATCAGGCTGGGCGCGGCGGCTGAGGTCATGGGCATCGCTGAGGGTATCGAGACCGCGCTGTCAGCGAGCCAGCTTCACAATATCCCGGTCTGGGCGACGACCACGCAGGGGCTGATGCGCGAGTGGCAGCCGCCCGAAGTTGCCAAGCTGATCTTGGTTTTCGGAGATAATGATGGTAGCTTCGTCGGGCAGGCAGCGGCTCATGCGCTGGCGCAACGGCTGATCGAAGAGGCTCAGCGCAACAAGGTCGAGCGCGAAGTCGAAGTGTATATCCCGCCCCGGAAAGGAACAGACTGGAATGACGCCCTCACCCATCCATGACGGAGAGCATCGCGCTCACGTCACCCGCCCCGACCACGGCTACAAGGAGTTCAGCCGCACCAGCAGCGGCGGGGTCATCTACTTCAATCCGGCTGCGCCGCTCGAAAGGCGATGGTTCATCGAGCATGAGCATTTCGGGAATAAGTATTTCTCGAAGCGCGAGGACATCCTGACGTGGACGGTCGAGCAGATGCAGGCGCGGTTCAAGGCGGGGACAGTGCGGTGAGAATTCCATCGCCGCTCAGCACGCTAAAAATGATCGGGCTGATCTTCTTCGCCTTCAGCGCAATCCTCCTGATCTGGACGGTCGCAGCGATGCGGGCGACGGCGTTCGCGATGCTCAGGCTGCAACGATGGTGGAAGGGAGCGCATAAATGATGATTGCTGACGCAGAGTACTGGCATCAGCGGTGCCGGAAGCTGGAGAAGGATGTGACCCGGCTGCGCCGCGCGGTGCATCAGGCAATCGACCATCTCGAAGCGAACGACCTCACCGAAGAGGCGAATGACATTCGAGAGTTGGAGGAGATGGAAGATGCATGAGCTTCGCGAGGATCAGAACGACGCGCTCGAAAGGCTGAGGGCGAAGATTGGAGAGGGTCACAAGCGCATCTGCATGCAGGCTCCGACCGGCTTCGGCAAGACGGTTCTCGCAGGCGCGATCACCCGCAACGCACGCGCCAAGGGCAAGAAGGTGCTGTTCACGGTCCCGGCGATCAGCCTGATCGATCAGACCGTCAGGATGTTCTACGCGCAGGGCATCAGCGAGGTCGGTGTCATCCAAGCCTACCACGCCATGACCGACTGGTCGAAGCCGGTTCAGATTGCCTCAGTGCAGACGCTCATGAAGCGCGACCGATTGCCTGAGGCTGACATCGTGATGATTGACGAGACGCATAGCTGGTTCACCGCCTACGCGACTTGGCTGTCGCATGATGGTTTCCAATGTCCGGTGATCGGGCTGAGCGCAACGCCTTGGACGAAGGGGCTGGGCGATGTCTACAAGGGACCTTGGACGGTCGGTGAAGGCGAGAAGCGCGAGCAATGCCACATCATCGCGTCAACGATTGCCGACCTGATCGAGGCTGGGCATCTCAGCGACTTCAGGGTCTACGCCCCGACGCATCCTGACCTCAGCGAAGTGAAAACGGTCGCGGGCGATTATCAGAAGGACCAACTCTCGAAGAAGATGCAGGACGGCGCGCTGGTCGCGGATGCGGTCGATACATGGAAGCGGCTATGGGGGAAGGACAAGACGCTCTGCTTCGCGGTTGATCGCGCTCACGCCAAGACGTTGCAGATGAAGTTCGAAGCCTCAGGCGTGCCCTGCGGCTATCAGGACGCCTTCACCAAGGATGACGAGCGCGACAAGATCAGGCGCGACTTCCATTCGGGCGCGATCAAGGTGGTGTGCAATGTCGGCACGCTGACGACCGGCATCGACTGGGACGTGCGGTGCATCTCGATGTGCCGACCGACCAAGAGCGACATGCTGTTCGTGCAGATCATCGGGCGCGGGCTTCGAACGGCACCGGGGAAGGATCACTGTCTGATCCTCGATCACAGCGACAACCATCAGCGGCTGGGCTTCGTCACCGACATCGACGCCAGCTACGTCAAGCTGAAGGAGGGCAAGACGCCTGCGGGCGGTGACCGCACCGACAGCATCAGGCTGCCGAAGGAGTGCCCGAAGTGCGCCTACCTCAGATCACCGCGCATCTCGACGTGCCCTCAGTGCGGCTTCAAGGCTGAGATGGTCAGCAGCATCAAGGCGGATGAGGGTGAGCTTCGCGAGTTGAAGCGCAAGCCGAAGGTGGTCGAGGAAATGGACCGCGCGGTGTTCTATGCGGAGTTGAAGGCTCACGCGCTCATGCGCGGCTTCAACAGCGGATGGGTCAGCCACAAGTACCGCGAGAAGCACGGCAACTGGCCGCCCCCTCAGTTCAAGAGCCTGCAAGCCGCCGGGACCATCTCGGAGTACACGCGGGGCTTCATCAAGAGCCGCAACATCGCATGGGCGAAGGGGACGGCGAAAGCCGATACCAAGCTGGCGCTCGCTGAGGATGAGGCGGGGCGGCGATACGAGGAAAGGATGCGGCGATGAGCCTCGCTCGATACCTCGATGAGCCGCCGTGGCATGAAGCCCTGATCAACCTGATCGACGCGATGTCTGCCTTCATCAAGGTGGATGTCCAGTACGGCGAGAGCTTTCTGCGCGAGGGCGCGATCAGTCGGGAGGACTTCGACAAGGGGATGGTCGAGACGCGGCAGATGCAAGCGCTGCTGCGGAAGCTGAGGGAGTTCGAAGTGGACCCGACGCTGGAAGGGCTGCTCAGATGAGCGACACCGACCGGCTCGCTGAGGTCAACGGCAGCATCGCTGCGCTCAAGGCGCGGATGCGCGAGTACTGGTCGCTGCGTGAGATGAAGCGCGAGCGGATCATGCGGACGTTTCCCTGCGGTCACATTGAGGTCAACGGCTACACCAAGCTGATCGTGAAGCAGTGGACGCCTGACGGAGCCGAGGCGAGGCACGCCCTCTACCCGGAGTTCGATGAGTTCAATCGGAAGTGGGCACCAGTGAACGACGAGATGCGAATTCTGAAGGCTGAGGCGAAGGCGCTGGAGCAGGCGATCACCGCAGCCGCGAAGCAGGCGCAACGCGAAGCGAGAGGGAGGTTGCTGTGAGGTTTGAGCCGATGCCAAGCACCGTACCCAACATGCGGATATGGATGGCGGCGAGCCACGGCTATTCGTTCTGCATCAGTGAGGAGTTGGAGACGGGCGACCCGGAGTGGTCAGGCTTCAACGCAAGCTGGAAGAACGCGCGCACGGACATGCGTCCCGGCAAGAAGATGGCGAACATGATCGACGGCGGTCCTTGGAAGCGGTTCGCTGAGGCTGAGCGCGCATGCGAGGCGACCCTCAAGCAGTTGAGGCAGAAGCAATGAAGGACGGCAGGCATCGCGCGAACATCACCCGCTACATCGACATCGAGGTGATCACTGAGCCGCCGCTGCCGAAGGGTGCCGTTCGCATCGTCACCAACGGCTCCAAGGATGAGCTTTTCATTTCGGCGCACGATGGCGCGAAGCTGGAGGCGTTCCTGCGTCACAAGGGCAACCTGAAGGTCAACGCAACGGGGCTGCAAGGCAAGTGGGCGCGGATCAGTCTGTACGAGGGTGAGCGATGAGCGCGCGGTCTGACCGGCAGAAGGTGCTGCGCGAATGGAAAACCAAGTCCTGCTACTGGCTCGCTGAGTTCTACAAGGTCAGCCCCAACGAATTTCTCAAGCAGCCGATGTCGAGCATCAGGCGGCACATGAAGTACAGCGTCGAGCTTCACAAGAAGCTGGAGGCGGTGAAGGCGCAGGAGCAGGACAGGCTGGATGAGGAGCGTCGGCAGGATCAACGCTTTCGCGAAATGAACGAGCGAGAGGCTCGTTCCGCGCAGGCGAGGCGTGAGGACTACGAGATGAGGCTATCGATGGGGAAACGGAAGCGATGACTGATCCCTACCCGAAGTTCAGCAAGCGCGAAGGTCCCGACCTCCAGAAGCTGGTGGCGGCGTTCGGCGGCTATGACAAGATCACGCCAGAGGCATGGACGCGCTTCGAGAAGCAACGCCAGTGGTGGCTCGACTACGTTCGCTCAGGTGACCGGGCGCTGGAGGACATTCAACGTGAAAAGTCTCGATCAGCAGATCAGCGAAGTGAAACGCGAAGTGGAAATGCGGCATCGGGTGTACGCCAATATGGTCAGGCGAGGCAGTCTCGACCAACCGACCGCTGATCACCAGCGGGAGTGCATGACTGCGGTTCTGGAGACGTTGCTCAGGGTTCAGAAGGAGATGCCGCCGTGGAGCAGTTGATGAGGGAGTTCTTGCGTGACCGGATCATGGATTGGAAGGCATGGGGCGACCTGACCGATGACCTCGACACCGAGACAGCCGTCGATGTGCTGATCGGCGCATACGAGCGCGGCTCAGCGCACGTTGGCTTGAGGCTGCCGCTGGAGATGTGGTGCGATAGCTTTTACAAGGTAATGATGGAGCAGGAGCAACAACTCCGCTTCGAGTATCTACGAGGGGTCAGAGCCAAGGCGGCTCGGCACTAAACCAAGGAGGCGGGAATGGCTAAAAACGAAACGACTGCAAGGCTCACCAAGAATGCACTGGCGGAAGCAATCCTTGCGATGAGCTACGGCGAACTGGTCAAGGTCGCGGATCAGCTTGCGGACCTCAAGGCGCATCGCCTGATCACCCGCGAGGAGTTTGCTGCACTGCTCTACGACTGGGCCGAGGCGCAGTAGGCAACTTCGCACGCCCCAGAGCGTTGGGAGGGTGGTCGGCACCAATGCCGACCGTTTTCTCATGAGGAGACGCAAGATGCAGTCGTATCAAGGCAAGCCCATCCGAAGCTCACGCCCCGCAAAGCAAGGCGACGAAGGCTTCAAGCAGCAGGGTCAGGGGCAACAGGGCGGTGACGACGAACAGGTGTGCATCACCCTTCAGGATGGCACCGAGAAGGTCGTGTCGAAAAAGGAAGTGACGACTTCGAACGAGTAGCAGTACGCTGCTCAGGCGTCCCTGCCTCCAACAGGGACGCCTCCTTTCATGAGGGCAGCGCAATGATCAAGGTCGAGTACGACTTCAGGGAGATGGAAAAGTACGCCGCATCACTGGGTGCGCGCATCAACCAGATACCCTTCGCCCTCGCTACCGCCCTCAACCGCTCAGCCGATGTCACCCGCCAACTCCTGATCAAGCAGACGTGGCCCACCCACGTCACGCAACGCAACGCCTCATTCATCGCTGCCTCCCTCACCACCAAGCAGGCACGCGCATCGAAGCAGTCTCTCTCAGTCGAAATCTATGACAAGCTCGACCGAGGTCACCTACAGATGCAGGCGAAGGGTGGTGTGCGTACCCCGCAAGGCAAGTGGCGTCTCGCTGTATCAGTGTCAGGGGTCAGACGAACGGGGAACGGCGTGGTGTCCAACCTCACACCTCCCAACCTCACGACCGCTGTCGAGATCAGGGGCAACAGGGCGGTGACGACGAACAGGTGTGCATCACCCTTCAGGATGGCACCGAGAA